TACTATCCAGCGCGGCCTGTAATCCGGCTACGGTTGCAATCGGCTGGGTACCTGTATGATTAGCCCTGTCAAGGTAATGAGAACCCTCTGCACCATCCAACGTATCCGCATCCAGCCCAGAGCCTGTTCCATCGTTACCTGCGTGCCACAGTTCATGTTCGTTACGCTGTAAATCAGTAAAGAACACGCCATTTTGATTATTTTTCAAGAAAGAGTCGGCACCAAAAGCAGTAAACATGCTTCCGGTATTACCCAAGTAAACAGCCTCGACAATAACTCTTATAGGATAAGAGTTATTGTGATCAGTCCTAACTTTAGGCAACCCGCCGTCTATAAACATTTCGGGGAAATTAGAATTATCTCCGGCTCTGGTAACTTCGTGAATTCTCCACCCAGCCCCGTCTACGTTATCGACTAAATAACAGGCGCCAGTATTAGTGCCGGTTGCTAAGGTACTTAGCATAATGCGGTAAGCAATACCAGAATCCGTCGTACCTACTGGCAAGTTTGTGAATGGATTTACTAGCGTCCAAAATACTGTCGCAGAAACATAAACATCGTACCTTTTAATAGCGATGCTTGATTCTGATTTGCGCTGAAAATCAGCAGCCTCATACCCATCCAGCTTGTCAGCATCTAAACCACTTCCAACACCATCGACAGTTTTAAGTCTGTCAAGGATCTCTTGGGCGTTGAGGTCTGTAGTTTCCCAAGAAGTTCCATTCCAGTATTTCAAATCACTCTCTACAGTATTGAAATACAGAGCACCCTCTGCAAGAGGATCTCCATCACTATCTGTGGTAGGTTCTACAGATTTAGCCCCTAAATAACGATCATCAAAATCGTCATAAATTACCTCAACGGCAGCTTGAGCCGCTTCAGCAGCCAGTCTTGAGTTCTCCGAAGCAGTGGCACTATTCTGTGCATTTGAAGCAGATGTTGCAGCGGCCTGTTCTGAAGCTAAAGCATTAACAGCATACCCTTCAGCGGCCTGTTCAGATGCTAGTGCATTTGCTTCTGAAATACTTGCTGCGTCAGCACTATCAAGAGCATTTTGAGCGGCTTGTAATAGATTAGGTTCCGCTGTAGTAAGCCTGTCAACTTCCTCTACAACATAATTCAAAGGCTCTGCTGTTAAGCGAAGCTGTACTTCATCACCAACAACGAATGCTAGAGGGGTTGTACCTTCATCACCACGATCAACAGATACATAGCGAGAAATGTTGTCAATTGCTGTAACCTTTACAATCTCTTTAGCACCATCTGAAAGACGCTTAACCGTGAGCCTGCAAAAGTTGCCTCCAGAAATATCAGGTAGACCATCCACAACATCTAGGTAAAGTTTGTCAGAGGAGATTGACGCGTTCTGTGTAAGGGTTGTGGAGAAATTGTTTGTAAATTTTGGTATAGAAGCCATCTATAATATTCTCCAAATTAATATTTGATACAGTAAAGGAGGGCCACGTTACGGGGGCGTGTTTCACCACTACCTTCTGAAAAATTAGTGCTTGTTGCGGTTGCTACACTAGAAGAACCACCAGAAGTTGAAGATTTTGAACTATTACCAGCATCTCCATAAACCTGTCTAGTTGTATAAGTAGATCCTGACCAATTCCTTAAAATGAGTTTTATATCATCATTTGTAGTTGCAGTGAACGAACCTGTACCGTGATAGTGGTTCTCCATACTAGCGTCTTGAAAAGACCCTAATATTCGTTGAGAATCTACACCTCTACCATCATCAAATCCCCTGACAAACTCTCCACGAAGGTCTGGGAGGTTAAATGTTGTAGATCCGTCACCAGCCCCGAAAGTGGTTCCAATCTTACTGAAAAGTCTACTGTAAGTGGTTCTTGATACAGCTTGCCCATTACACTTAAGCCAACCATCCGGGGCAACCCCCATTGCGAAGGCAGCTACTTGTCCACAGAACATATCATCAATCATCGCTTTTAGGGATGCTGGTGTAACAGCGAGATCATTCCGTGTCCCATCTGTTGTTTCTACAGAAGTAGCAAGCTCTACAACACCTTTATATGACACCGTAGCTTGTTGCTTAATGTTGTCAAAAGCTGTTGCTTTGTTAGACAAATCCGAAAGATTATTAGCTTTATAAGCATACTTGCCGTCTGTTTCAGACTTAGAATATACATTCAGATTACTACGAGCTGTCGTAAAGTTTGTAAGATCAGAAAGGTTACTGGATTCGTTTAAGTAACGCCCATCATATAAACTTGTTAAAGCTGTTTGAAAACTGAATTCACGGTTATCAATGGTGTATTTCAAAGCTTCTGGAGTTACAGCTCTTGTAGAATCTGTCCCAGTATAAGCCTCGGTAGGTGTAGCAAGCTCAACTTTACCAGCTGATGAGTACGTAGCTTGTGGTACATTCTGTTGAATTGCTGCCAACAACCCTTCAGGTGTCACAGCCCGTGTAGCATCAATACCAGCAATTGCCTCAGCAACCGTTGAAAGCTCTACAACACCTTGGTACGACTCTGTAGCAACCTGTTTAATATTATCAAAAGCTGTTTGAACAGCGTCTACATCTGAAAGATTCAGAGATTCATTAAGATAACGATCATCAAGAACGCTTTGCAAATATGCTAACAGGCTTGATACATCGAGTTTTTTGTCGTAAATATCTTGGCGTACAAGAAGGAGTTCTGACCCGTCTGGTGTAGAAGCTGTAGGTAACTCTGTAATCTGTCTCTGTGCCATTATTCAATCCTCTTACTTAGCCACCCAGCCTGTATTAGTTGCTGCACCGCTCTCTTTTACATACAGTGTCGTACCAGCCCCGCCAAGGGTGTTCAGGTAGATATTTCCAATATCACCTACAACAACACCCTCAGGACTACCTTCACCAATCTTCACAAACTGATCCAAGAAATCTATCCATAGATGGATATTATTCAGAAGCCAATTAAAATGGTTTCTGGAAGGGATTTCATCTTCTACAAAACCTAAGTCTACCTTCTCTACAGTTGGCTGTACCTTGTTAGGCTGCCCGTATTTAGTGCCATTCCAATCTGTGTTGGCCCAAATAATTTTATCCGGCTTGCTCATAAGAATCCTCGTTATTTTTGATATACTTCAGAGAAGATGTTTCCAACATCACTCCCTAGATAAGTGTAAGGCTCGTCAGTGGTTACATTAGTCTCCCCGAACGGCCCTCCGTAGAAAACAGACAGGGTATCACCGAGAGGAATGTTCAATTCCAACAACTGACCAAGCTCTGATATATAATCATCCATATTCTCAAGAGCTAGTGTTGGGTTTAGTGGGAGAGATTCCGACAGAACAAAAGGTATTTCTCCGTGTGATGCAACAACCTCTGTATAAGAACTTACACCTGCCGGGGTTACACTCTTAACGGTGATGGCGGAGTCTTCTGAAGCATCTACACCATCTGTAAATACCTGAAAAGCCGCTGGGTAAATATCCCAATACCTCAACTTTTCACCATTTGATTCCAGACGTAGGATACTGATGATGTCTTCCCTAGAACCCTCTGAAGCACCTAGTAATGTCTTGATAAATATCTTACGTCTATATGCAGTGTCTTGTAGACCTTCCCTAGCAACATTTATCTGCGCCCCTACAACATCGAGAGCTTGTCCTTTAGCGGTTGCTAATGAGCGTAGGTTCTTCAGAGAGTCTAATTCTGATTGTATTTCACCGAAACCAAACAAGAAGTATTCAAGAACTTTTCGAATATTCTCTTTGTTTTTAAATTGTTCACAAAGACGATTGTAAACCCTTTGAACAATCTCTGTCTGATACTGCTCTTTTGAAACAACTTCTTGAGGGCTTCCGTTAAGAGTTTCATAGTTGATTGTATAATCGTTTAAGGCCATGTTACACCTCGCTTACAACTATACGATCACTACTGAAATCTGCTAATTCTCTTGAGCTAATAGGGAGCGGACTTGTTGAGAAGGCTACTGGTGGGATAGAGGGGGAATTACTTGACCCGACACGAATGACTAGGTTTTCAATACCGCTAACATTTCTGTAAATATCCCCAAAGAATCTTTGTGGAATAACGTCCTCGCCAATTCTTCTTGACGAATTACCATAAGACACTATTGCATCTCTGATAGCCTGCTCACCGTCATCTGGGAAAACTTCTTCATCGTAAATCTGGTAATCCACTTCAAAAGAAATATACACATTTTCAGGTCTTGAGAAGCTTATAGTATGTGGATCACCATTGCTGTCTACAACTATTTGTGAGATATTACCGTATGTCTCGATACCTGCTGGCCCGTTCTCCCAAATGGTTTCGGCAATATTAGTCACCTCACCACCTACTACAATAGCTTCATAGGATTTAGGTGGTCTTCCATCAACATCTGTAGAGAGTGTTCTATTTTCTACTACAAAGGCATCACTGACACCTTGCAAGTTTTCCAAAGCTCTAGCAATGGCTTCCGGTGTAGCCTTACCTGCTTGTTGAGCGCGTCTTGCTCTCCTGATACGGAGTTCGTCATCTGTCTCTACATCTCTACCAACAACCAAACTTGTGAGGTTTGTTACGCTTGTAACGCCATTGACTGGAGTATCTATGGATGTAATTGATTCTGTGTCGGCGGATATATTACCAAGCGTGTTAGCCCTGACGTAAACAAGAGATGTAACAGAAGAAGGGAACAGTGAAGATGTGTTTGTAGATGATGTGAAGCTGTTACCGATAATGGTGTGTGTTATTACAAACTTGTCACTATCTATAGAATCTACAGAAACAAAATCAAGGTCTGGATCAGCCTGAATACCTGTCACAAAACCATCTCTGATGTCAGTGACAGTTTCACCAACTCCTGTTGTATAAGATACAACCACACCATTAATGTTCAGAATATATTCTGATGAATCAGTAACACTTCTTACTTGATATTCTACAGAGTATGCTTTATCAGTGCTTATGAGTGTTGCTGCTGTGGTGGAAAAAGTGTCTCCAGTATCCTGATTACTTACTTGTGTACCTTCAGGAACTATGACACCATTCCTCCCAGTAAACTCTATAAAACCTTGTGTAGGTTCAGCATCTAGTCTGTAAACACCAACAAGGGAGCACAAATCGTCTAGAGATTTACCGTATGCGGCGTTGGGATTGAAAGCGTCATGGACATCTTGTAAGCCCTCCCAGAGGGTAGCCAACTCCAACGCGCTTAACTGAGAGATTTGACCCAATATGGAATTTACAGAGGTATCTACACCAGCCCCAAAAAGCTCAACAGCCTTGCTTCTCTGGTCTGACACTACTTCAGAATATCTTTTTACTTCAAAACCGTTTTCACTAAGGCCAGCCATTTATAACCTCTCAAATTTCTAATGAAAATGTATCTGTTAAAGTATCACCGTTTGTTAATGACACTGAGAAATTTAGTGAGTATTCCCTAGAGGACGGATTGTATGTAGATGTAAACTCTAGTAAATTCTCAACTAAAGGGTCTTCCAACACTTTCGCCTTGAAGATGGCATCTACAGCCTCTTTTGATGTTTTGGTAAGAATCTCTTGATAGTATGGAACACCCTCCCTATTATCAAGTATCCATTCACCTTTAAAAATCTGTAAGCGAATTTTTATACGTTGTGCGGCATCTTCTAACGTGTCTCTAGTAAGCCGTATATCACCATCAGAGTACACTATGTCATGTGTTGAACTATCTAAATATATGTCTGTATTCATTAACCACCTGCAAATACGTTGTTAGACCCTGACGAAATTTGACCCGCATCTGCCGAATCACCAACCCTACCTACTGGGGTGTTATTTATAAATACAGAGGAAGATCCTGAATTAATGTAGGCCACATGTGGTACACAACCATCTCCTACGGGATAGGTGTGAGAAACTGTAGGATCTCCTAAACATTCTATTCCAAGACCATTTGCATATACTTGATAAACACCACCCAAAGGGCTTGTAAGTGTTGTTGAACCACTACACCCGTGACCCGTTGAAACACTGTCACCTTCTCTTGCTAAAGATGGCATAAATCACCTCTAGTTCAAATCTATTCTAGGTGCATTAACCCTAGCACCAGATGAGTCTAGCTCTATGGTTGAGCCAGCACCATTTAGTGTAATCTTCTTAGGAGAATCTATCTCAATACTGCCATCCTGCTTCATCTTTACAGAACATTCATTAGCAGTGTTAGTATTAAACCTCACCTCAAGATTATCAGGATTAGGATTCTCATGTGTTTTAAATGTATTCAATACCGGTATTGCAAAG